TAATCTGCCTCGGATTTGAGTTTGTTTTGTTTGCAGTTTTGGCCGAAAAATCAGGGGGTCAGGGGGATGGCGTCGAAGAAGCCCACAGGAACGCAGCAGGTCGAGCAGGTGCCGACATCGGACCTGATCCCCTACGCACGCAACGCACGCACGCACAGCGACGCGCAGGTGGCACAGATTGCCGGGAGCATTCAGGAGTTCGGCTTTTGCAATCCGGTTCTGATCGACAAGGCAAACGGCATCATTGCCGGGCATGGGCGGGTGAGGGCGGCGGACCTGCTGAAGCTGGCGACGGTCCCCTGTATCCGATTGGACCACCTCACCGACGCGCAGAAACGGGCGTACATTCTGGCAGACAACCGGATCGCCCTGAGCAGCGGTTGGGATGAGGCGATGCTGGCGAATGAGTTGCAGGACCTTCACGCGGATGAGATTGATTTGGGGCTGACGGGGTTCGATGCGGATGAGTTGGGGAAGTTGCTGGGATACGACGCGCAGGAAATCGCACCGCCCGAACTGGCTGAAGGCGACCGCGAGCCGTTTCGGCAGATGACGTTTACGGTGCATGATTCGCAGTTCGAGGCGATTGAGGCGGCATTGAAGAAGGCGAAAGCCGCGGGCGGGGGATCGTCGGAGGTGAACGAGAACAGCAACGGGAACGCACTGGCGGCGATATGCGAGGCCTTCAATGGGTGACGCAAAGCGATTGATCGTAAAGCCGATATCCGCAAAGGACGCCAACCGCATCGTGCAAAGCCTGCATTACAGCGGAAAGACCGTCCAGAATTCTCAGTTGCACCTCGGCGTGTTTCTGGACGGCAAGTGTGGCGGAGCGATGCAATTCGGGCCGTCATTGGATAAGCGAAAGATTCAGGGGCTGGTGCGTGGTACGCTGTGGAACGAATTCATTGAACTGAACCGCATGGCGTTTGCCGATTGGCTGCCGCGCAATGGCGAAAGCCGGGCGTTGGGGTTTGCCTTTCGGTGGATGCGGAAACAATACCCACAGTTGAAGTGGTGCGTGTCGTTTGCAGATGGCACGCAATGCGGTGACGGGACAATTTACAGGGCAAGTGGTTTTGTGCTGACGGGCATTAAAAAAAACACGACCATTGTAGTTCGCCCGGACGGAACTGTCGGAAGCGAACTGCTTGGCGGGCAGCATTTCGGCGGTGACGCGGTTCCGGGCTATATGCTCCGCTATCTTTATTTCCTTGACCCAACAGCACGACAGCGACTAACGGTTCCGATCTTACCATTCACTGAGATTGACCGGCGAGGGGCCGGAATGTACAAAGGAAAACCTCGCGTTCGAAGTGTTGATAGCGACACGTCAGGCGACCAGCCTGAAGTGGGCGGTGCAAATCCGACCCGGACGCTTTCCGATTCACAACAGACATCGGAAGAAACCCCATGACCGAAACCACACTGCTGACTGATCCGGGCCACACACGCGGCGACCTGCGGCAGATGGAATCCGCAATCCGCAAGGGCTGGGCGTTGTCGGACAATGTGCTGGAGAATCTGCCGAAGGTGTTGGTGGAGGTTGTGGCACGGGGGTCGATGCGAGAAAAGATTGCGGCAGCGCGTGTGCTGGTCGCGATGAAGGAAAGCAACGACAGACCGACGACACCCGCCCCTGCCCCAGTGGTCAACGTAGGAGTCCAGGTGAATGGCAGCGGCAATACTGACGCCGGAAGAACTCTCGCGTCTGCAATCGCTGAGCGAATCCGAGCTAACCGAATTTCTCAGCAGCCTGCCGGATGACGTTCTGCCCATCGTTGCAGCCGAGATTGACGGGCTGCAATTCACGGACAACTACGCGAGCGATCGAAGCCGCAGAAACGCGGAAGTCATCAACGCGAAAACGGCAGCCGCGCAGGAAGTCGGACCACTGCCACCCGTCGCAAATCAGACTCGGCGGGACCGCTGCAAAGTGGATCTGCTGGACTTTGCACTGACCTACTTCAAGAGCACGTTCTACATCGCGCTGGCATCGTATCAGGTGGCAATGTTCGAAAGATTTCAGGCGGTCATTCTGGGCGGCGGACGCGAAGCGCATGCCGTGAGGCGAGGTGGACTGAAAAGCACGTGTGCCCGTGTTGCTGCAATCTGGGCAGCGGTCTATGGTCACAGGCGTTTTTTGGTGTTGACCGGAGCGACGGACGACAAGGCAAGCGAGCACCGCGAGAACTTTTTCAATCTGCTGGCGTCCTCTGACATGCTGGCACAGGACTTTCCCGAAGTCGTGCCGCTGATTCTAAAGAGCAAGCAACCGAAGCGACAGTTCAGGTTAAACGGCAAACTGCTGACGTTGCACGCGAAGGACGACCGTGGGCGGATCGTGTTCCCCGACATCCCCGGCAGTGAATCGTCACAGGTGCACGTTGCCCCATTCAGCCTGATGGCAACGGACGTTTCCGGGTTGTCATACATCCAGAACGATGGGCGGGTCATTCGCCCGGATCTGATCATATTTGACGACGTGCAGACACCACAGAGCAGCACCAGCCCGAGCCAGACGGATGAACGTGAGGATCTGATAACAAAGACCTTTATGGGGCTGGCAGGGTTGGGCGTCGAGATGGCAACGGTCATGGTGTGCACTGTGCGAGCACATCAGGATCTGACAGAACGATTCATGGACAGGAAAAGACATCCGGATTGGCATGGCAAAATCTGGAAATCCGTTCTGCGAATGCCCGAGCGGATGGATTTGTGGGACCGTTACGCGGCACTGCTGGGGACCGGCGAGACACCGAAAGATGGCAAGGCTGCAGCGCAGGAATTCTACGCACGCAACCGGGCCGATATGGACGCAGGTGCGAGGGTGGCGTGGGAGCATGACAAGCTGCCCGAGGAGCTTTCCGCTCTGCAGTCTCTGCTGACGATCCGGGCTGTTGATCCGGAATTCTTCCAGCGAGAGATTCAGCAGGAAGGCGGAGTGGTTGCGGACAAGTCTGGCGTTCGTCTCGACAGCCAAGCCCTGCTGCCGAGATTGTCGCAGGTCGAACGCAGTCGCATCCCACAACAGGCCAGCTACACCACCGCGTTCATCGACAGCAGCGACCAAGTGCTGTGGTACATGGTGTGCAGTTGGGAACGCGACTTCTCCGGCTGCATCGTGGACTACGGCACATGGCCGGATCAGGGCAGGCCAGTATTTTACAAGAGCGATCTTGCAAGGCGGCTGAGTCAGGACAAGCCCGGCGTGTCGTGGGAAGAGGCGTTCGTCCACGCCCACAATTGCCTTGAAGCGGATTTGCTGCAACGATTCCCGCAACTCGATTTGATCCTGAAAGACTGGAGCGACGGCGAGCAAAAGCCGCGGATCCAGTCGCAGGTTCTGGCATCGGCAAACCGCACGCGCATCAGGCCGTCAAAGGGGTTCGGGCCGAAGCCCGGACGAAAGCCGGTGCACCTGTGGGGCGAGCCGCAAAAGGACAGGCAGACAGGTCAATACTGGGTGGAGCGTCGAGCGGATCATCCGGTGCACGTCCAATACGACGCGAACATCTGGAAGTCGCACGCAGCTCGACGACTGCTGACCACGCCCGGAGCACCTTCGGCGGTGTTGCTGCCGGGCACGGACGAGCGGGCGAACAGATTGTTAGTCGAGCATTTGACGGCGGAGATGCCGAAAGCCATTTCCTACGACGGGGCGCATGGTGTAGCATGGGAGCAAACGCCCGGACGCGATAACGACTGGTGGGACTGCTTTGTCGGGTGTTGCGTGGCGGCGTCGATCTGTGGCGTAGGCATGAGCGGTGAGCAGGCACAGAGACAGGAGCGGCGCAAATTTTCGTTACCGGGGGGTGTGCGATGACAGCGGAATTCCGCAAACAGGGCGACGGGCTACGCTGTCAGAAGTGCGGGGCCGAACTGCAGTCAGTCTACCGCACGCGGCAGACTGCTGGGTTCGTGCTCCGGGAGCGATTGTGCCCGTCCTGCAACACACTGCACACAACCGGCGAGCGAATTTTGAACGCGCGACCGCGATTCGAGAAGCGGCGGTTTTCTGATCCTTGTGAGTGATTGTTGCTACCGGTAGCAGGTGAGCAGTTGCAGGCGTTTGGTGTGGCGTCAATCATGCGAGCATGACCACACCCGCCGAACAACTCGAACTTGAAATGACGAAGGCCGCAAGCGTCAGCAATGATGGCGTTACGGTCACGCGCCGCAGTCTGTCCGAGTTGATCGAGTACGAAAAGCACCTCGCCAGCAAAGAGGCTATCGCCAGCCCGGTCGGTGCACTGAAGTCGATGATTCTCCGTATCGTTCCACCCGGAGGTCATTGAGTGAGCCGCAGACGCCGATACGCCAGCACGTCAACCGCAGTCGCCACCGCACCGCGAACGCCGCAGGTGCGGGCGAAGTTTGACCTTGCGCAGACCACACCCGAGAACCGCAAGCACTGGACGAACGCGGATGGGTTGGCAGCACGCGCGGCAATGTCTCCGGCAGTCCGTCGAGTGGTGCGAATTCGCAGCCGATACGAAGCGGAAAACAATTCGTGGTACGCTGGTATTCTCCGAACAGCCGTCAATCACATTGTC